GAAACAGATAGATCAGAAATAGAAGAAACTGATGAAACTGATTCTTGACATAGAAACAGATGACCTTGATGCTACATGTATTCATGTAGTTGTTTGTAAGAATATTGATACAGGAAAGGTACGTTCTTTTAGAGAGTGGGAAAAGAACAAGCTGCAATCGTATCTTGACTCTACTGAACAACTTATAATGCATAACGGTATTTCATTTGATCTTCCAGTATTGGAACGTTTGTGGGGGATCTCCTTTCCTTACACTAAGGTTATCGACACTCTTATAATAAGCCAACTTCACAACCCTATACGGGATGGTGGTAACGGTCTGAAAAACTGGGGAGATATTCTTGAATTTCCAAAGATGTCTGCTCCTTCATCTTTCAAGGCATATACCCCACGTATGCAGCTATACTGTGAGCGTGATGTAGCTGTTACAGAAAAGGTTTACCACCATCTCCGTTCCGTTATGAAGGATTGGTCACGTCATTCAGTTAAGCTGGAACATACTGTACGAAGACTACTTGACATTCAGAAAACAAACGGGTTCTTTATAGACAGAGAAAAGGTACAGCTTCTTGTTGCTGCTCTGTCTGATGAAAGCGGAGAGCTTGAAGATCATCTTGTTGAAGTGTTTGAACCAACAATAAAAGAACTTAAAACTAAAACAAATATCATTCCCTTTAATCCTCAAAGCCGTAAACAAATCGGAGAACGTCTTGTTAAACGTGGATGGAAGCCTACACAATTTACAGAAAAGACAGGGCTTCCTGTTATCAACGAAGCGACTCTTAAAGGCTGTACCATACCGGAAGTAAAACACATACAGAAATATATGTTACTTAACAAACGCACTTCTCAAATCTCTTCATGGGTAAAGGCCATCAACCCACACACAGGTCGGGTACATGGTAATGTCATTACTATAGGTGCGGTAACCAATCGTATGAGCCATAACTCTCCCAACATGGCTCAAATACCAGCTTCTTATTCACCATACGGAAAGGAATGTCGTGAATGCTGGACAGTGGAAGACGTTGACAACTACCGTTTGGTAGGAGTTGATGCGTCTGGGTTAGAGTTACGCTGTCTGGCTCACTACATTGATGATCCAAAGTACACAAAAGAAATACTGGAAGGTGATGTACACACTGCTAATCAAAGAATGGCTGGACTAAGAACACGTGATCAGGCAAAAACTTTCATTTATGCCTTTCTTTATGGGGCCGGACCTTCCAAAATAGGTTCTATAATTAATAAGAGTGCAGGTGCAGGACAGAATTTAATTACAAAGTTTCTGAAAGCTATGCCTAAACTATCTCATTTTAGAGAAAGCACCATGACAGAAGCTGAAGAAACAGGAATGATGAAAGGTTTGGATGGTAGATATTTCCATAGTAAAAGCACACACTCAGCGGTTAACACGCTTCTTCAAGGGGCAGGTGCTATCATATGCAAAGAATGGCTATGTCACATGACTGACTATATAAATGAAAAAGGATTAGATGTTAAACCCGTTGCTAATATACACGATGAAGTTCAATTTGAAGTACATAAAACAGACACACAAGAGTTTTGTACACTGTCACAACAAGCAATGAAGGACACCGAAGAAAGTCTTAATGTACGATGTCCTTTAGATAGTGAAGCCAAGATTGGATTAAACTGGTCGGAGACACATTAATATGGTTTACGCGGATAAAGATAAAAGAAAAGCTACCAGAAGAAAATGGTGGAAAGAAAACGGACACAAGTATAAACCTATACTTAACAATCGTAGACGTGAACGTCGGTACGAAAAGAAAACAAAAGCTATTGAATATAAAGGAGGTATGTGTGAACATTGTAAACAGACTTTTGAATATGCACGTACTTATGACTTTCACCATCCAGATCCTTCACAAAAAGATATTTCTTTAGGCTCTGGAACTGACATATTTAAACGATCTTGGGAAAAAATAAAGCCTGAGATTGACAAATGCATTCTTCTTTGTGCAAATTGTCATCGAATTGAACATGCTAAATGGGATAGAGATAAAACGATATGATTGATGAAGTAATTATAAAACCTCAATGGGTCAAAGATGCTGAAGCTAAATCAAAAGCATTAGGTGTTCTTAATAATTCTATTTCAAAAGGAAAAGGAAATGTACTTGGCTTTGTAGGTGAGTATGCGGTTCTGTCTTTATTAAAAGAAGGTCACATGTCAAATACTTATGACTATGATATTGAAACCCCTACAAGTACTATTGATGTAAAGACAAAGAGATGTAAGTCTAAACCCCATCCCCATTACATGTGTACTATTGCGGCTTACAATACAAAGCAAAGATGTAGTCACTATGTATTTGTACGAATGCTTTCAGACTATAGTAAATGCTGGGTGTGTGGATGGATACAAAAGAAGAAGTATTTTAATGAAGCGAAGTTTCTTAACAAAGGAGAGGAGGATGGTGACAACGGATTTATTATAAAAGCAGACTGTTACAACTTACCGATAGAAAAACTTAACGACATTGAATTTTTTTCTTGACAGGCAATTCTGCGTTGTTTACGGTAGGTTTACTTTGAAACTTAATTGAAACTTATAGAAAAAAGGATAGAAAACTATGCCAGTAATTTCTGGAAAAGCCTATTGGGCATTTATCGACACTCCTCGTACCTCTCCGCTTGACCCTGATAAACCACGCTACTCTGTGGATATCGGTAATCTTGACAAATCAAATGTCAAGCTTGCTAAAGATCTTGGATTGAATGTGAAAACTGACGATCCTGATTCGGGTAAAGCAAATGCAGGTCAGCGTGAAAAGTATGTCACGTTACGTGCATATGGGTTGGACTTTGACGGTAATCCGAAGCCTCGTATTCCATTGGTAGATACGTCTAACAAACAGCTTGACGAAAGAATGTATCGTCGGTTGGGGAATGGATCTGATATTAATGTCAAGTTCCATTCAAAGACTACCAAATCTGGGTTTGTTCAGTTTCATCTTGATGCCATACAGGTTATCAACTTACTTGAATATGATCCGCCGGAAGATGATGAGGATCGAGATGTTACTTTTGATGTAGTCAAAGATGGCTATAAAGCAGAAGTAGCTGAAGACGCTCCCTTTTAATTAGTCCACTTTCCATAAACTCAGAGGTGATAGTAGCATGCCGACTCGTAACTTATCCACAATAACACAAGATTTTCAATCTTTATGGGACAACGCTGTTGCTCCTTGCAGCGAAGACCTTAAAGTATTTTGTGATAATGTGGGTGCTGCTATCACCTCATCTTTTTTAGATCAGAATAAAGAAAGAACTGTATTAAGGATGTCCAGTATTGGCAAACCTTTCCGCCAGTTATGGTATGAAACTCATTACCCTGAAATGAATGAAGAAAACAGAAATGAATACAGCCTGATGATAAAGTTTCTGTATGGTCATATTCTGGAAGAACTGCTTGTTCTTCTTCTTAAAACTTCAGGACATTCAGTAGAGGAGCAACAAAAAGAACATGACATAGATGGTGTTAAAGGTCACCAAGATGCACGTGTAGACGGAGTACTGGTTGATTTTAAATCAGCTTCAGGAAGATCCTTTGCCAAGTTTAAAAACCAAAGACTTGTAGAAGATGATCCGTTTGGGTATGTAGGACAGATATCAGCATATGCCTCTGCTAATAATGATAAAGAAGCTGCTTTTATTGTTATAGATAAACAGTCAGGTGAAGTAACAGTGATGCCTATTCATAGTTTGGAAATGATAGATCCTGAAGAAAGAATACAGAAGTTAAAAGATGCTTTGGAAAAAGATGTTCCACCTGATAAGTGTTACTCTTCTGTCACTGATGGACAGTCCGGTAACTTAAAGCTCAACTCCAATTGTAGCTGGTGCAGGTTCAAGTTTGATTGTTGGGCAGATGCGAATGACGGTAAAGGACTGAGAGGCTTTAAGTATGCTAATGGAATACGATACCTTACTCAAGTAAGAAAGGTTCCTAACGTTGAAGAACTCACACCTAGCTTTTAGATCTAAGTTTGAAGAGATGGTCTACGAAGACATGTCTCACAGAGAAATTAAAGCGGAGTATGAACCCTTTAAGATTGACTATACTATTCCTGAATCTTACAAAAGATACACTCCTGATTTTGTATTAGAGAATGGAATTTGTATTGAATGTAAAGGATGGTTCCCTTTAGATGCCCGTAAGAAGATGATCTTTGTACGTAGTTCTAATCCCCATCTTGACATTCGCTTTGTTTTCATGGATGCTGATACTAGAATAAAAAAGAATAGTTCTACTACATTGGGACAGTGGGCCACTAAACATAAATTTATGTGGGCAAGAGAAACTGTACCGAAAAGCTGGGTTGATGAAAAAGAAAGCAGGAATAAAGATGGAGATAGAAGTGAGGCAGACCACCGCCTTTACTTCAGCCGCTACGGAGCATATGCCCCCGTCTGAAGTTTCTATATCCAGCGGTGAAGAAGGTTCGTGGAGTTACTTTGAAAGTAAATATATTTTTAATGAAGATCAGGAAGAGTTAAAACAAACAAGTCCAGAGAGAGTCATGTTTATAGCTGTATTTCTACAATCTCTTTTAGATGCTACCAAACCAGAGTATGAAGGGGAACCTCGTTTGTCTGTAGCAAATCGTGACTGTGCTGTTAAGTGGTTCACTCAACCAGCTTGTGTTACTGCTTCTACTTTTGAACCCATTTGTGAATTAGCAGGGATTGATCCAGAGTATGCAAGAAATTACTTTAGTTTAATTATGGAAGGGGAAAGGGAGTTTACATATAGACGTATTAATATACTGTTGAACTCAACAAAGACATGACAAAAGAAAAAGAATCTGTATTTGATTTAGATAAAGAACAGATCATTTTATATAATGACATCTATAAGCTTATCAGTCCTTATATAAAACCTGACAATTCTGATTCTTTATTAATGACATCAGGTACATTGCTTGCTATATCTATTCAGCTTTATACGGCTATGTATAAGGATGATAAGGCTATTCATACTATACTAGAAAACGCTAAAGA